TGTTGGCCATGCGCGACGAGATCGCAGCGCTTGACGCCCGCCTGAGCGAACTGCTGGAGCGTGTGGATAGCGGCGAAAGCGGGCTGTTATGGATAGCTCTGCGAGATGCTTGGACAGAGCTACAGGAGGCACGCCGGGCTGGGGACAACTTGAAGCTGGCCGCGGCCCTAACCATGGTTGGGGATCTCATCGAGCAGGGCTTTGACGACCGCGCAGCATGGGCGGACGTGCTGGCCCTATTTCAGGATCGCCGGCGGCTGGTGGAATCCGAGCGTCGGCGACTGGTGGATCTGCAGCAGATGATCACAGCCGAGCAGGCCATGACCTTCCTGGCGGCCATCACCGATGCGGTGAAGAAGCATGTCGATGATCGAGACACTCTGGCGGCCATCAGCGCCGACCTTATTCGACTCACTGTTGCGCCAAGCCGCTAACGGTCTTCTCGGTAACGGACATTTCAGCCAGACCTACCGCGACGATCCCGTGGCATGGGTCCGCGACTGCATCGACTGGAAGCAAGGCGAGGGGCCGGCCGCCTACCAGAACGAGATATTGGCCGCTCTACAGGAACACAAGCGCGTCGCCGTGCGGGCTCCTCACGGCAGTGGGAAAACCGCGATCGCCTCCTGGGCGCTCCTGTGGCTGGCCACTACCAGAGATGGCGACGACTGGAAGGTGCTAACAACGGCCTCCGCTTGGCGGCAGCTTGTCTACTTCCTCTGGCCGGAAGTACACAAGTGGATACGGCAACTGCGCTGGGACAAGCTGGGCCGGGCGCCCTTCCGAGAGGGGCACGAACTTCTCGGATCGGCACTACGTCTCAGCACTGGCGAGGCGTTCGCCGTAGCAAGCGACAAGAGCGAGAACATCGAGGGCGCCCACGCGACGCACCTGGCCTATATCTACGATGAGGCCAAGGCCATCCCCGACGCGATATGGGACGGCACCGAGGGCGCGTTCAGCAGTGCCAGCAAGGGCGGAGACGCCGAGGCCCTGGCGCTGGCCATCAGCACGCCGGCCGGCAAGCGGGGCCGATTCTACCAGATATGCTCGCACCAACCAGGTTACGAGGATTGGTGGACGCGGCACATCACCGTCGAGGAGACGATCTCCGCTGGCCGCGTGAGCGCCGAATGGGTGGAGCAGCGCAAGCTTCAGTGGGGAGCCGATAGCGGCGTCTACCGCAACCGCGTTCTGGCCGAGTTCGCCGAAGAGGGCAACGTCGGCGTCATCCCAATGGAATGGCTGGAGGCGGCGAACGCGCGCTGGCAAGAGTGGCGCGAGGCGGGTTTCCCCGGTACGCTGACCGCTCTGGGCGCGGACTTTGGCGAGTATGCCGTTGGTGGGGATGCCACAACCATCGCCTTGTGCTACAATCACATCAAGATCAAAGAGGTGCTGGTGCTGAGCGAGGCGCCGTCTAACGCGGTGCTGGCTCAGGCGGTGGAGGTCCTCACGCGGCTGTTGCAGGATCATCCTAGCGCGGTGGCTCTACCGGATACCATCGGCCTGGGGGCTGGCGTGCATCAGATGCTCGTGGCGAGGCGATTGCGCAGCAGGCCGTTCGTGGCCTCACGAGGGGTTGACTTGCTGGACGAAGCGGGGCTCTATGGGTTCGCCAACGCCCGCAGCGCGGCTTGGTGGACGGTGCGCGAGATGCTGGACCCGAAGAACGGGCTGGACGTCTGCATCCCGGACGACGACCGGCTGACGGGCGAGTTGCTGGCACCTGGATACAGCGTGACCGGGCGGGCGGTCTACCAGGTGGAGCCGAAGTTGAGCATCCGGCGCAGGCTCGGGCGCTCGACGGACTTGGCGGACTCGGTGGTGCAGGCGCTGGCGGGGCCGGCGATCTGCGATCACCTGGACTCGCTGGACTCTGGCGAGGGGATGCTGATGCGAGCGCCGGACTACTGGGCGCGGTACTGAGGAGATAGTATAATGACAACCGAGGTTGGATACTTGGCACTATCAGAGGATCGGTTGCTCAGAAGGCTTGATGATGCTGGTGGCCGGCCAAAGTGGAAGATTATCCGCCGGCCAGACGAGTTGACTGACGAGGAGGCTGCCGGGTTCCGGGGGAAAGCCATCCTCGCCTACTTTTATAAGCAGGGCTATATTGATGGCAAAGAGCGTTCACAAGCAATCGGCATTGGGTTGGCCTGTGCAGGTCTGCTTCCCGCATTGATAGCCCTCACTATGATCCTATTATAATGGCGTGACTCAGGATTGAGCACCGGACTACTGGGCGCGATACTGAGAATGTGGTATGATGTGGACATAAGCAGGGAGGGACAGAATGAGCAATGAGAACGCGAGCGTAGGGGATGGCCTGAGTGAGCCTGAGAAAGTGAGCATGGCCGTGGCTTTGCCAATCTTTTGGAGGCGAGCGGAGCGTACTGTAGTGCAGGCAACAGAAGGAATGTACAAACTGGGACATGCCTATGAGGTCGCGTCGGCTGCCGTATTGGTGGCGTTCGGCGAGATGGCGGAGCAAGCACGTCGGGAACATGCTCAGTTTGATGGGTAGGTAGGCCAATGTAGATAGGGGCCTGCCGCACCGAAGTCGGTGGTTATGCCGCCGATACTGGTTACAGGTGTGCGCATCTGTACCCGTAGGTGCGGTGGGCCAGCGCGACGCCGTAAGATACCTGGTGACCCTAGTCCCGGTGACCGGGACCCAGCCGTCGCTGCAATGCGAGAGCGAGACAGAGTGAAATCGGGGCCCAGGTTGGCGTGCGTTGGTAAGTAGGAGGACGGCGTGCACGGGAGAGCCTACCGGCGGCACACCGAGCGCGTAGTCAAGGCGAGAGCGTGCCGCCTATGTCGCACACATCAAGAAGGGAGTAAACGCCGATGGGCTTGTTTGGTCAATGGCGCGTCCGGGAGTTGGAATATCGGGTGGCTTGTCTGAAGTACGACCTAGAGGAGCTAAGGAAGCAGCTGGAGACGAAGGGGCTGTTGGTACCCGAAAGGAAGCCGCCGGAGATCAGGCCCAATCCGCATCTCATGGGACCAGATCACTATCGTGGGCGCTGACAGGTCCGTGATCACCAGCACGCCCGGCCCTGTGCATTGGGTCGGGGGGCCTCCGCAGCTGTTGCCGGAGGTCATATACATGCCGTCAAGGTATCTGCCCGCTTGCCTCATCCCGCCAGGACGAACCATCGCCAACGAACTGGAGGCCCGCGGCTGGAGCCAGTGTCACCTCGCCGAGGCCATGGGCTGCGCGGAGGAGACCGTGAGCGGGATCGTTGACAGGCAGGAGGCGATCACCCCCGAGACGGCGGGGCAGCTGGCCAGCGCCTTCGGTACCTCGGCGGAGTTCTGGACCAACCTGGAGGCCAACTACCGCCGGGGTCTAGGTTGGCGTGCGCTGGTAGGCGTGACTGGCAATGCGCATGAAGGGCGCCAGGTGCACGAGCAAAAGGAAAAAAGCATTAGTAGTATCTACTAATGTAATTTTCCTTTTGCTCATCAGTAGGGGCCTTACTGGCAGAAGTTTCGGCACTGATTGGCTACCGGCGGGGTCTCTCGGGGCTGGTATACTGATCTATGGAGAATGGCTCTTGTTCTATAACTTTGGGCGCCGATGTGAAAAGATTGTGAACTCACAAACCGGGGGGCTTGGAGGCAGGTATGGCGAGCATCGTCGAGCGGCTGGAGGGAGGCCTTTCGCGCGCAGCGGGCAGGCTGCTCCCCAGCGTGCGAGCGCAGGCCGCAGAGGCTCAGGCGTTCAGGGTGGCCTTCCGCGACAAACCGTGGGAGTTTGACGCCTACAACGGCCTCCTGAGCGAACTGGATGCCGAGACTCTGGCCTTCCTAGTGGACCAGCTCCAGTACGAGGAGGTTCTGCACCTAGGAGGCGCTGGCAAGCCGTCGTCAGAGTCCGACCGGATGCGCCAGGTGGAGCGTTCCCGCTGGCAATATCGGTGGGACCCGCTCACGCGCTGGGTGGTACGACTCTGGACGTATTTTGGCTACGGGCTGAACGTGGACATCGTGCCAGACGACGAAGCGGCGGTGCCGGTCTGGGAGGAATACTGGACGGCCAAACGAAACCGGCCAGTGTTCGGGCAGCGGCGGTTGCGTTACAACTCGGACGTCCTGCTGAGGGACGGCGAGTTGTTTTTCGTGAACTTTGTGTCCGAGGTAACCGGAGAGGTGACGACGCGGCGGTTGCTCACGGACGAGGTGACCGAGATCGTGCGGCACCCGGACGACCGGGACACGGTGCTATTCTACAAGCGGGCGATCACCAATGGGCCCATGGCGGGCCAGGCGCTCTACTATCCCGACTGGACGGCTGAGCCTGACGAGCTGGACGCTTGGTGGGAGAAGGCTATCGGCACCGCGACCGGCGCTATTCGGATGGACGTCGCCATGCCGGAGACGGGCAGAGCCTACACGACCTGTAACGTGGTGGCCGTGCAGATCAACCTTGGCACCGAGGGGCGCGGCTGGCCGCAGATGACCAGCGGCCTGACATGGAGCAGCGCCTACGGGAAGATCCTCCAGGACCGAGCGGCGGTGGTGCGCAAGCGCGCCATGTACGATAGTAAGGTGAAGGTGAAGGGGGGCCAGCGAGCCTTGGCCTACGTACAGGGGCGCGTGCAGTCGAGCAACGTCACCCAGGGCGGCATGGAGCGCAACCCACCAGCGTCCGCCGGTTCCGACTGGCTAGAGAACGAGGCGGTGGATAGGTCGCCGATCAACATGGGGAACTCTGGCGCGCAGGAGGCCGAGCTGGACAGCACGGCCATCTTCGGCATGGCCACACTGGCCGGCGGCCTGTTCCCTCACTACGCCGGCAAGGGCGAGGCGTTCCGGCTGGCAACTGCGTGCTACAGTGATGATACTGAGGTCCTGACCGAGAACGGATGGAAGCGCTATGAGGACTATCGGCCTGGAGAGCGGATAGCAGCTTATGACCATGAACATCGCCGTATCGTGTACACGGTTCCACGGGCCATGCACCTGTACGAGTACGAGGGACCGATGGTGCACCTACGAGGACGCACCGTGGATGCGCTGGTGACTCCCAATCACCGGATGCTTGTGCTGAACGAGAATAACGAGCCCCGCTGGGAAATCGTGGAGGCGGGCCAGTTGCCCAGCCGGTTTGCCTTGCCAAGCAAGGCTCTACTGGGCAATGCGGATGGGGTCTCGCATTTTCTGTTGCCTGCTGCGGGTTATAAGCCGGCACGATTCCTGCCAATGAATCGGTGGCTCCAGTTCCTTGGATGGTGGATTGCTGAGGGCTCAGCCTATGAGAGCAAGACGGGCATAGTGCAGACATCTCTCGTGCAGATGGCGAGCAATGTGGATGAATGTCAGGAGATAGAGCGTGTTCTGGCCGACTTGCCATTTAACTTTTGCTGCGATGTGAATGCCCATGGTATGAAGCGTTGGCGCACCTCAGAGCGAGCACTCTTTGACTGGCTGGTACAATATTGCGGGCGACTCCAACCAGAACGCAGGATACCCGAGTTCGTGTTTGGCATGGATACTTGCCAGAGCAAACTATTGGTGGACGCTCTTTGGCAAGGAGACGGCTTCAGTGATGATCGGGAGCACTATCGGGGAGCACTGACCTCCACAAGCCTGGGGTTGCTAGATGATGTGCAGCGGCTTTTGATCCTATATGGTGAATGGGGGCAGATCACCGTACAGCGAGAGGCGGGAACCCATCCCCAATGTCCGAACAGTCTTGCTTGTTATTATCTCTATCGAGCAGACAGAGATAAACTCTCTCTAGCACGCACGAAGAATGTGACGGAGGAGCAGTATAGCGGAATGGTCTGGTGCTTCGATGCCTCACCATACGGCATGTTCATAACGAGGCGAAATGGCTATCCACTTATCGCAGGCAACAGCGCAATGGAAACGCCGATTCGGCGTGGCTTCTCCGACTACCAGTTGACGTGGGCTGACGTGTTCCGGGATGTCTGCCAGATCGTGCTAGAGGCGGCGCAGAAGTACGGCGGGGCGTCCTTTGAGACCATTGCTTGCGACGTGAACCAGGATGCTCTCGTGAACATGGACCCGCTGGCGGTGCAGCAGGCGGCCACGGCCATCGCGGCGATTGCGACGACCGGGGCCGTGCCGATGGACGAAGTGGAGCGGGCCGGGAATCGCGTGCTGGTGCTGGCCTTGCAGAGCCTTGGCGTGGGGGACGCGGACGATGTGGTGAACCCGCCTGAGGAAGAGGGCGAGGGGCTGCCGCCGGTGGTTGAGCGGAACCTGATTGGCGAGGCGGCGGACCGGATCATCGCTGGTTTGGAGTTGGAGGGCAACCATGCGGAAGCGTGATATGATGGCGCGCATCGAGGCACTTGAGCGCCGAGTGGCACAGTTAGAGGCGCAGATAGAGGCACAGCGGACAGGGCCCTATGTGGAGCCGTGGCCAGTGATTCCGACAACTGCACCAGATTATCCGCCGCCACAGACCACACGGTTCACGTGTTCTACAGTGAATACGGGCTACGATCCGCTAACTACCACTGTTGCGCCGTATGATAAAGACTACACGTATGAGGGTATGTTCTTGGAGGATCGGGATGCCTACGCGGGCTGAGGAGGGGGGCACATGGCAAGGCTAAAGACGCTAATGGTAAGCCAGTGGTTGTGGGAGCGGCTTAACACAGAGGGCTCCGAGATTCACGTGCGCTGTGTCAAAGGGCTGCCAGCAAGGGCCGAGATGGTGAACAGTTTCTATGATGGGGATCGTGGTTGCGTATGCTTTACGTACCGGCACGAGAGCTGGCCCGACTTACAGGAAGCTGAGATAATCCAGCGCTTCACACCCGAGTTCGAGGAAGCCAAGTGACAGGAGGCTGAGCATGCCCGTCTCCCGTAAGGAGATCGAGGCTCAGATAGCGGCGCTGATCGACCTTGGCGATTCGCCCGCCGACGCGGAGGCGGCCGTGCGAGACGCCTTGACTGGTACTGGCGAGCTGACCGGTGAGGTGGACTCCAACCTACTAGAGGCGCTGAGCGAGATCATGCCGGACGATATCGCCGAGGCGCGGTTGGACTGGTACGCCAACCCGGACGTGGGGGCCGAGTTCAAGCGCCTGCTGGACGCGGCAGAGGAGTCTCGTGGCAAAGCGTAAGACGAGCATCTTGCGCGGCTACGTCTGGGCTCCCGATAGCCAGCGCTACCGGGATAGCGCCGGGCGCTACGTGGCCCGCACCCGGATCACGGCCCTCCTGGAGCGTTCGATCAACGGGCGAGAGCGACGCATCCTCGACGGCGCGCAGGCGCTCTACGATGGCAAGATCACGCCCAAAGTTTACGCAGCGCGAACGGCTGAGTTGGTAAAGCGCCAGCACCTCCAGAACAGCGCGCTGGCTGCCGGCGGTTGGGACAGACTCACGCCAGCGGACTATGGGCGTATCGGCGGCAACCTGCGGTCCGAGTACAAGCACTTGGCCAACCTGGCGAACGGCATTGCCGATGGCACGGTGTCCACAGCACAGGCACAGAATCGGCTGCACATGTACATGGGGAACGCGCGCAAGGAGTTTTACCAGGTCGAGCGGGCGCACTTGCCTAAACCGAAGGCGGGCATGTCGCGGCTGGAGCGAAGGCAGCTCAATCCGGCGGACTCCTGTGACGACTGCATCGGCTATGCCGCGCAAGGATGGCAGGCTGAGGGTGTATTGCCTGTGCCGGGAGAGGGGAGCCAGTGTTTCCCTGGAAGTTTATTGGTCATGGCCGAAGGCATTGTCAAAGGCTTTAAACGAGAATATATTGGTGATCTAGTCGAGATCACCACATCCAGTGGCCACAAGCTGTCCGCTACCCCGAATCACCCGATAGCGACCCCGTCTGGTTGGGTTGCTATCAGTGCTCTGCATGAAGGCAACCAAATCATCTGTGACTTGCGAGCAAAATTGGTGACTGGGACTTATCCAAATATAGTAAACATCCCAACCCCAATTAGTGAGGTCTTTGATGCGCTTGCGTTCGCGGGCCATGTGCAAAGGATTCCCTCTTCGCCTGTGGACTTCCACGGCGATGGTCGGCATCAAGAGATCCACGTTGTATGGGCCGATGACTGCTTGCCGAACAGGATGAAGGCTCTTTGCTATGAGAGCCTCCCGGACTTGCGCTTCCCCCATGCCTATAACGGCGAAATGTGCACCACGTGTCTGATGTCCTCTGGCGATTTCAGTGTGCATATGGGCATCCAAAAGCTCGCGGGGGCGGCGGGGGGCAAACCCTTCTTTCTCAAGGATTCTCTTGACTGTATGAGGGGAAGTGCCGTATCTCCGGCATACGCCACGCAGGGATTGCCCGGAAGCATAGGCGTTGGCGATCTCGGCACAGGGAAGCATGGCGATTCTGGCTTTAGAACGGGCTTTGTTGATCAGAACATTTTGTCCGAACCCACGGACACGGATCCCTGCATTGAGCAATCGCCTACGGATAGTGACTCGGCAGACGCCATACCTTTTGGAGAGAGAAAGCTCGGACTCGCCATCGATATACCGCTTGACGATCTCATCAATTGGCAGAGCGATCCTGACTTTGGCGTTACTTCGATAGTCAGCGCTCACAGAATTCCTTTCGCGGGATGTGTCTACAATTTGACCACGGAACGCCACTATTATACAACGGCTGGTATCATTGTCAAAAATTGCAATGGAAATTGTCGCTGCGCTCTTGACCGAAAGGAAACGCCGATAGCGGACGCGGGCAACATGATCGGCACGGGAGGGGCGACGGCGTGAGCGATAGCGTCCAGCAGTGGGACAACCTCCTGGCCCGCCTGCGCAGCGTGGCCGGCTGTCGGAACGACGGCCATATCGTCGTGCAGATCACCGTGGCATTCTGTGGCGGCGTGCCGCGTATCTGGACCGAGCCCCGCGTGGTGCGCTTGGAGCCGCGCAGCATGGGTAGCACCGTCGATCTGCTGGAGGCACTTGCCGGGAATGGACGGCTGGATAGTTGACAATTTGTGACATATATCGTATGATGCTCTTGTAACCTAGCGCCACCATAACGGGGCGCGGCCTGCACACCAGCGGGCCGTGGCCCCGTTTTTTTGTGCCTGAGAGGTGATTATGTCTATCGGATATGGGCCGAGCGCATACGGTGAGCCGACGATTGTGGCGCGTGTGCTGGCGATCCTTCCGGCGGCGGGGGCTTGGGATGCTAACCCTGTAGAGTTCAGCGTGGCCGGTTACGACGCCATGATGCTCTATTTGACCTATGAGCCCGCGGCGGACGGCGGGGCGGTAGACTGGCAGGTGCAGTACAGCCCATATTCAGCAGATGTGGTTGGTGTACTCAGCTGGTTTGAGGAAACGGCGGAGACGGTCGCGGCGGTTGTAGCTGGGACTACTACGCTTGCGACCGTGCAGGGTGCATATTCGAGTTATGCGGAGGAAGCGGTTGCGGTTGCGGGCATCACTTATGGGCCGATCCTCCTGCACAAGCTCGGCGCGGAGCGGGTGCGTATCCGGGCACGCGAGAGCGGACTGGATGACCCAGGCGAAGGGGACGATCCGGGCGAGTGCGGTATCCTGGTCAAGCTGAGCCAGGGGGAATACTAGAATGAGGCAGGGTGCGGCGACGCGTGGCGCGACGCACTTTATATCCTCTGTGCGGAACGGGCGGCAAGTCGGCATTGCGACGCGGGAGACAACGTATCCCACAAGACATGATAACCAGCGTGGGCCGACGCGCATGAGCCCGCCGATGCCAACGTAGAGGGAGGCGGCTATGCCTTGGACGGCTAAAGATGTCGAGCGACATAAGAAGGGTCTGAGCGATAAGGACAAGGCACAGTGGGTCGCCACTGCGAACAGCGTCCTCAAGACTTGTCTGGCCGATGGTGGCGAGCTGGACGAATGTGATGGGCGAGCTATCCGCATCGCCAACGCGGCGGTAGCCGAGGCCGACAAGCCGACGGCGGAGAACGTGGCTGAGGACGATATGGAGCGACCCGAGGTGCTTCCCGAGTGGGTGCCCTATGGCATATACACGTTCGTGGACCTGCACGCGCGCCGCGAGGTGGAGGCTAAGGCCCAGAACGTGCGTACCGTCACCGAGCAATTCAAGCAGATGGTAGGCAACATTCTCGATAATTATTCGTTTGAGCCCGAGGGGATGAAAGCGGCCACCCCTCAGGAGCGCATCGCCAAGATCCGCGCCCTTCTCTCCGAGATGGAAGCCGAGCTGAACGTGGCCTTCGAGGAGCCGACCACAGAGGCCGAGCCGATTGGCGAACCGGAGGTCCTGGCCGAGGCCACGGTTGGGCGAGTGATCCGCCTGGCCGAGGGGGACAACCGGCAAGGACCCCTGACGCTCATCGCCGAGCTTATCCGTCCTGGTTGGGGCAACACGAAGGACGGCCACTACTATCCGGACGAAACCCTGCGCGGGGACTCCATTCGCATCTGGGAAGGTACCAAGATGCACGAAGTCGACCACCGCGAGGACCAGCGCTCGAACGAGAACTGGGTGAGCACGGTGGGGCCGCATGTGGGCTACAGCGATAGCGGCGGAGCTATATTCGAGGTTGCCGTCCACGATCCGGCGTTCGCCGAGAGGGCGCGCAATCTGAAAGAGCTGGGCCTGCTGGACAAGCTCGAATGCAGCATCCTCGGTGACGGACTGGTGCGCAAGGGCTTCGAGAAAGATGGGCGCAAGGGGAAACTGGTAGAGCGATTTACCATCGCCCGAAATGTAGACTGGGTGAGTCATGCCGGGGCCGGCGGCAGAGCCGTGGGCCTGGCGGAGAGCGGTACGCCGGATGCCCGGCAGGAGGTGAACATTGTGAAGGTGGATAGGGCGAAACTGTTGGAGGCACTGTCCAAGGCGCTGTTAGAGGCGAAGGACGCGCAACTGGACGAGCTGGTGCAGGAGGCCATCGCCGAGGCGGAGGTCCCCGAGACGGTTGAGTCCGTCGTGACCGAGCCGGTCGTCACGGAGCCGGTTGTCGAGCCAACCGTTGAGGCGGAGCCAGTGATCGTCACCGTGAGCGCGGAGCGGGTGCGGGAACTCTGCGCGGTGGCCAAGCTGCCCGAGGCGCTGACCGGCCTCCTGGCCGAGATCGCGTTTCCCGACGAGACGGCCGTCATCGCGCGGATCGCCGAGCAGAAGACGTGGCTCCAACAGGCTACGCGCGCGGGGAGGCCCTGGGCACTATCGGAGGGCGATCAGCCCGTGGGACCTCAAGGTCCTCTGACCAGCGAGGAGTTCGCGGAGCGTTCCAAGGCGGTTATCACCAAGTACACGGGTCGGCAGGTATAAACACCGCTAGATAGCGGGTAGGAGGTTCTCGATGGACGAATTTGTGCATGGGCCTGATTGGCAGGGTTCAAGCGGGCCGTATGTGAATCGGATGCTGTCTACGGCGGACATCTGGCCCGAGGGGCTGGCGTCTGAAGTGGGCGGTGGCAACAAGGACATCCTGGCTGGCGGCCTGCATCCGATCGTGGCCATCGGTGGGCAAACAGCGGCGGACGGTCGCCAGGTTGGCCAGTTGTGCGGGGTCGTGGTGAGTTTCGAGAACGCCAACCTCGTGCAGGTCAACATCGCCAAGGGAATGGTGGTCAAGGCCAAGGTAGCCAATATCTTGACGCATCCGGATACCTACGAGGCGGCTCCGGTGATCGGGCAACCGGTCTACGTGGATGATAGCGCGGCCTTGAGTGCCGGCGTGACGCTGAGCCTTGCTGCGGCAAACAGTGCGGCACTCGTAAATCCGCTGGCCGGCTGGCTCTGGTACGATCAAGACGAGTATCTGGACAGTGGTGTCGGCGGGGCGAACGCGGCGGCTCTATGGCCAAAGGCATGGTCGGTGGCGTTCGCCGAGTACGACGTCTATGTGCTGATGAAGTAGGGGAGGAATACCATGCCCGATGATTTCCTGAGCGGAACGGACTGGGAAAGCTCAAGTGGCCCCTACATCGAGAGGCAAGTCGCGCTGGCCGATCTCTGGCCGGAGGGGCTGAATAGCGAGTCGGACGGTGCCGGCGACAAGGATATCCTGGCCGATGGGCTGCATCCTGTGTTGGCGATTGGCGGGCAGACCGCCGCGGACGGGCGGCAGGTGGGCCAACTGACCGGCGTGGTGGTGCACTATCGGACTACTGGCCTGGTGCAGATGAATATCGCGCGCGGGATGATCGTCAAAGCCTACGTGGCAAACGTATTGACCTACGACCAGAGGGCAGCGGCCACGTTCGAGATTGCGCCGATCATCGGTCAGCCGGTGTACGTGGATGACAGCGACCCACTGGCTTCTGGCGTGACGTTGAGCCTGAGTGCGCTCAACAACGATGGTCTCGTAAACCCGTTGGCGGGCTGGCTCTGGTACGATCAGGACGAGTATCTGGACGCGGGTGTTGGTGGGCCGAATGTGGCGGCCATCTGGCCACTGACTTGGGCGAACGAGTTGGTCGAAGCTGAAGTGTGCGTTTTGCTGAAATAGGTCGCGCGGCGGGCGCGGCCAGGCAGAGGAGGACAAACAATGCGACGAATCGTTGGGATGCTGAGCGAGCTGCGCGCACTCCAGCTGCAGAGGCAGGGGCTGGAGAGCCGGATCGCTGAGTCAAGGGAAATGTTCACGTACCTGGATCGTGGGTTGAACGGACTCGACCCGCAGATCATGCCCGAGCGACTGGGCGAGGTCATGGTCTCGGCGGACTTTACCTACGCCATCCAGGAGTTCGTCCAGCGCGAGATGTGGGGTCCGTACAACGCCAAGCGGTTCGCGTTCGAACCGCTGGTGAAGCCCGACACTCTGCCCAACTTCATGCAGGTCACGCGCTACCAGCAGCGAGGTAGCCTGGATGATCTGGAGTACGTGGGCGAGAAGGGGGAGGCGCGAGCGGGTTCCGTGGATGATGTTGTGAAACGTCAGTACAGGGTCTACAAGTGGGAGAAGCAGTTCGAGTTCGCGATGGAGACCCTGGTCAATGATGATATCGGTCTCTTGACCGATCAGGCGCGCAACATGGGCCAGGCGGCGCGGCGGACACTTGAGAAGTATGTGAGCCGGATGTATACCAACGCGACGACCATCGCCAGGTTGGTGCTGCTCGGGGCGCTGTACTCGACCACTGGGCGACTGACCTCCGCGCGCATTTCGACGGCGCGGATGGCCTTCAACCAGCGGGTCGATGCTGACGGAGAACCGATCTCGGCCACCATGACCTACCTGGTGTACCATCCGGGGCTGGTCGATCAGGTGCGCACGATCCGGCAGTCTCAGTTGGTGCCCGAGCTGGCGACCAACGCGGTCAACGTCGTGGCGGGCGATTTCACCCCCATCGAGGACCCGTACATCGCTGGCGCGGCTCCGAACTTGCCATGGTACGCGTTCACCGACTGGCAGACTAGCGGGATCGTCCCGTTCGTGCTGGCCAGGCGGCAGGGCGTGCCCGCTCCCATGATCCTTCGCAAGAAGAGCGACATGGAGAGCGTGGCGACCATGCTGGGTGCAGGCGCGGACGTGGCCCCGATCATGGGCGACTTTGCCACCGGCAACGTCGTGATCAAAGTCCACGACGAGTGGGGCACGTACATCGACACGACCGTGGGCGTCACGAACGAGGGCAACATGTTTGACGCGAACGGATGCTTCTACTCCAGCGGCACGGCGCCGTAACGTGAGAAAGCCGGACATGGCCGGATGACCTGGGCTCCTGCAATGTGCAGGAGCCCAGCGGGGGACACAAGAAACGAGGGAGCGAGAGATGGCAAGAGAAAAGAAGCCGCCGTACCGAATCATCGAGCACGGTGGTCCGGAGCACGCTGCCCTGCTGGGGCTGGTGGCGGTTGGGGACAGTTACGAACTGGCCGATCCCACGCCGTACATTCAGACGGACCCGACTGGGCGGCTGGAGTCGATCGTCACCAGGCAGCGGGTGGCGGAGTTGCAGGGCGGGTTCCCGAAGCTGCAGAGTACGGACCCGCTGAAGCCGAACTACGCGCCGCCGATCTGGCGACCCACGGACGAATAGGCGGTATGATCAAAGACGGCGTGTGTGAACGCGCTGGGAGGGGACAATGTACGGAATCGGACTTCCGCTCTTGAGGGCGGCGCCCTGGTTTCCTGGACAGATGGGCGTGCCCGGCTCGGACGTGCCGCGCGGTCTGCGCACGGCCCCCACGGGCATCGTGCTATACGTGGACGATGAGCACCCGAACGCCACGGCAACGGCAGACGGCACGGACCCCGAGAACCCACTGAGCACGATAGCGGCCGCGGTGGCCAGCCCGTTTCTGACCGAGGGCAGCGTGATCGTGGTGGCTAATCAGGCGACGATCGCCGAGAGCGTGCTGGTGCCTATCACCGCTCCGGCGCACGTAGCCATTGTGGGCGCTGGGGATACGCGGCATCAGCCGACCTGGACGAGCGCGCTGGCGACGACCCCGTGCTTGACTATCCGACAGATCGGCTGGACGGTGAGCGGATTTACGTTCACCGTGCCGGCGAGTTCTGCGGCAATCCTTCTGCAGGACACCGTACTGGGCGGCCTGGCCTACAAGAACGTGATCGAGGACTGCATCTTCGACGGGTTCTGGTCTGGTAAATACGGTATCGAGTTGCAGGGGGCGCCGCATCGCTTGACGGTCCGGAACTGCCAGTTCCTTGAGCTGCATCAGGCCGGGAACGATGCTTTCGCCATTATCGTGACGAGTACGCCGAACGCCAGCCCGTACGAGTGTGAGATCCTGAACAACCTGTTCTGGGAGAACGACAATCACATCGGCGGCCTAGGCGCGGTGCGCGGGTTCAATGTGAGCGTGTTCGCTGGGAATGTTTTCGCCGTCGCGGGGCTGATTGCGGCGGCGCTCAAGTTGGACTTGCGTGGCGGCACCCTCGGGCGCAATATCGTCTACGGGAACGTGTTCCCTGGCGACTACTCCAATATCGGTGGGTACTGGGACGGGGCAGCCGGGGCTGGCACGTGGATCGGCAACTTGGCTGAGGACACCGCCGAAGCGGAAGTTGGCGATAACGGGTTCACCATTCTGCCACCGGCATAGAGGAGGTGATCTGTGAACATAGGATTGCCTCTTACGAGGGCAAAGCCCTGGTACCCCGGACAGATGGGGGTGCCAGGGACCGATACCGAACGTGGGCTCCGCACGCATACTACGGGAACCGTGTTCTATGTGGACCCCAACTATCCTGGTGTTAGCGACTTGCGGGATGGTACCGATCCGGAGGATCCGCTGACGACGGTGGCGGCGGCGCTGACCAAGTGCCAGGCATACCGGGGTGACGTGATCCTGGTGATGGCTAACGGAAGTTGGCAGTATGCTGGCCCGAATGATTACGCTACGGTGATCGCCGAGAGCGTGATCGTGACGGTGCCCGGCGTGAGCATCATCGGCGTGTGCCCCTCCAGTCCGGTGGGCGTCTTGTGGACGCCGGCTGCGGACTTGGGTTGGTGCATCGAAATCCGGGCTTGCGACGTGACGGTGGATGGGTTCGCGTTCGTTGGCGAGCCACAGGACACTGGCGCGAATGGCATTTTGGCGGAGTATAGCGCAGGACGGTATGGCGATAATGCTGTGATCCGCAACTGTTACTTTGACAGTGCCATAGTGACCGGCGTGCAGCTGGAGTTCAGTTGGCAGACCATAATCGAGGGCTGCAAGTTCGATGGTTGCGGCTATGGGGTGTACGTGGACCCCGAGGGTCTAGGGGCGGCCTACTGCGACATCTACAACAACGAGTTTCGCAATTGTACGGTAGGGGCCATCTACGCGGCTGGAATCGATGATAGTCGAATCCATCATAACAGCGTGTACAACTCTGCTGCACAGGCTGGGGCAGCGGCTACCGACGAGGGGATCATCACGACTGACGGCGTGGAGCCAGACGGTGTACGGAATATCGTCTACGAGAACTGGCTCAGTTGCGCCCTGCCCGTCGGAGTCGGGGACTATAACGATCTCTGCTCTGGTAGCCCGACGGACGCTTGGGTACAGAACTTTTGTATGAATGGCCCAACGACCACTAACCCGACCTAGGAGGACTAGATGCGTGATAGACTGACAGATCGATTCGTCGCGATGCTGGCGAACAAGTTGAGCTTGGCCGAGCCGCAGGCGCAGGCGTTGTATGAGGCCGGCTACGCGGATCCTCGTGACGTGCGGGCGCTCAAGGACGCCGAGTTGCTGGCGATACCGGGCATTGGGCAGGCGTCTGTGAACAAGATCCGGCGGAAGGCGTAACGATGGGTTTGAGCCAACTCGACGCGATCAGCCCCTTCGACTTTGTGGTCTACTGGGGCATCGACATGATCATCGCCGGCATCGACGATAGCGGCGGCGGTCCCAGTGTGTTCGTGACCGACGCGGATGGGTTGTTCGTGGAGCGGAACATTCTTCCCGGGGCGATAATCCGCAACCTGACCACGGGCGTCGAAGGGCGCGTGACGACGGTCACCAGCCAGTCGGTCTTGCAGACTAGCACGGCCACCTGGACCACCGGCGACGAGTACAACCTTGCGCCGATGGATTGGGCCGAGTATCGGGTAGTCGAGCTGAGCCTGAAGAAAGCCATCGGCACGGTGGCCATGGCCTTGACCGCGGCAGGGGCAGGCAGTGAGACATACAGTTCCTACGGCTTGGACTACCTGAAGAACCTGGTGATGCTGATCGCGGTTGTGGTCCATAACGCGCCCTGCAAGGGCGCCCGATTGGACCCGGCGCAGCGCGAGAGCTACATGCAGTGGATTCAGACGGAGTTGAGCAACCTGCGGAGCGGCAAGACAGAAGTGGTGTCGGGATACACCGGGGCAGAGTTCCCGGCGATTGGATGGGCGGAGCAAGCGGTGACAGAGTGGGGCGCGGCGCAGATCGCCTTCAACCGGATTCGGAGGACACCCTAGATGGCTTGAGGCTGCTGGGTGCGGCGCGGGCGCGCCGCTCAGGAGGCTCCGGTGATTCGGTTGGGCGAAAAGGGCCTAGTCCTGCTCGAGTACGTGGGCGGCCTACGGAGCATCCGAGTGAGAGGGCCGGCGACCTGCCAACGGTATCTGTTTGGGGATGCGCGTCGGGTAGGGTACGTGGATGCGCGAGACGCGGGGCCGATAGTGCTGGGCGGTTACTTTCGAAAGGCCGGGTAGCATGGCGATCCTGTTCAAGGTCATCAAACCTAAGAGGCTGGACGACGCGGCCATGCGGAAGCAACTGCGCAACGGCCTGGAGCGCATGGGGCCGCGCCTCCTGAGAGACTTCCAGGCGACTACGGCGACGTGGGAGCACAAAGTAGTATTCGAGCGGCATACGCGGGTGCGGATGCGCGAGGACGCCGTATGGCTGGAGGTGACGACTCACGATCCTATCTACGGGTACGTGGACAGGGGCACCAAGCCGCACCTGATCTTCGCGGGCATCTATACCGGCAAGAGCAACAAGAGGGCGCTGGCATTCCATCCTGGTTCCAGTCCGAAGACGACGCCGAACGTCCTGAGCAGCGGGCCGGGGAGCGTGGGTGGGCCACTGATTATGCGGCCTTACGTCCACCATCCGGGCACTAAGCCGCGCAATTTTACCAAGATGATCGAGACCAAGTGGCGGCCAAAGTTTTTGGCAGAGATGCACAAGAGCATGAAGGCGGCGGCCAAGGCCAGCGGGCATGGAGTAAGCCGATGAGGGTGACGATATTGGAGGACAGGGGCCCATCGCTCCTGGTGGAGTGGACGCAGGATGAGCGGATTCACCGGGCGATCCTGCCCAAGGACGTCGTCCAGGACGGCGAGATCGACGACGAAGAGGCCGCGAAGGGGATCGCCTACGGCCTGGACTATGAGCGGCTGATCGCCATCACGGTGACGCCCGAGCAGATAGCGGCGGCATTGAGGGCACGAGGATACTGGACGGTAGAGGACTTGGAGCGGAACTGGGCGAAGGTGCAGAGGGTATTCGCACTGGCGGTATATCAGGACGCGGCGGCTATGCTGAGCGCGGCTAGGAGGTCTAGATGACTAGTCAAGGTGATGTGTTGGGCGGACTGAAGGGACTGGTTTGGGTGCAGCCGGGCGGGCCGAATACCGAGATGTACCCGCTGGCGTGTCACGAAATGGGCGACGTGACCCAGCCCCACGAGACGGTGACACAGCGGTACTGCCCGGACCCGCGGCGGCCAGGCAAGTACCGGCCGGTTTACAAGGCGGCGGAAGCGCCAGGCCGTGCGGGCGGCAGCCTGACGACCTACCTGGAGCGGACGGCCGACTGGCTGGAAAAGATCGCGGATGTCGGTTGCGAGACGCCGATCTACCTGAACCTGTGGGTGGACGGGCGTGGCACCGCGTTCTCGACCTACACGCGCGGCGAGTTGTCGCTGGCCAGGATCGGGCAGGAGTCCCGGACCGGCATGATGACCAGGGAGAGCGACCCGGCAGCGGAGCAGACGTTCACCTACACGGCGGACGAGATCTGGAAATACTTCAAGCTCATTCGCAGCGAGCAACTTCTGGCGCTTGTGGCTCCTGAGCCCGGAGATGCGCTGGACATCGCCTTCGTGAACCGGCAGTCATGCCGGGCCGCTGGCGGTATTCAGGCGGAGGAATGCACCGAGGGGATTATCGGTTGTGAGGTCGAGGCGGCGGCGGATGCCGGTGTCTACTACACCCTGGACGGCGGGGCGACTTGGACCTTGTGCGCGGCGGTGCCCTTTGCCAACCCGTCCAACTCTGGAGCGGTGGCTGGGTTCCCGATCGATACTGGGGTGAACCGTTACCTGGTTGGGCGTACGAGCACGGTGGCCGCTACTTTGCCACAGATCGCCTACTCGGACGATCACGGTGCCAACTGGACCGTAGTGGACCTGCCGGGAACGGTGATAGAGTATTTGCAGGGTGGCGCGGCGCTTTGGGCGCTGGACAGCACGCACATCTGGTGCGTGACCGATGGCGGCGATATCTTCTTCTCCGATGATGGCGGTGAGAGCTACACGCAGCAGGCGAGCGCGAACGTCGCGGCGCTCTGGTGCATTCACTTCCGGGACGAGCGATATGGCCTGCTGGGTGGCGCGACCAATGTGATGTATTCCTCGGTAGACGGTGGGGAACACTGGTCGGCCGTTACGGGCCCTGCCGCTCAGGCTGCCGTAACGATCCTGTCCTGTTGCGTCATTGACGATATGGACTGGTGGATCGGCTATGCGGACGGTACGCTCTGGTTCACCCAGGACGGCGGCGCGACCTGGACTCAGCGAGTCTTTACCGTGCCGGGCGCGGCCAGTGTCAACGTCGTGAACGACATCCAGTTTGAGAATGCCTACTTTGGCGCGGTTGCGGTGAACTGGACGGACGGAAGCGGTGACGAGTGGGGCGCGATCCTACGAACGGTGAACGGTGGGCGCAACTGGGAGGTCTACCTGCCCAATGCCTCGTTCGATGAGGCGGCGGCGCCTGGCTACAACGCCCTCTGGCTCTGCGACCGGAACAAGGTCTACGCGGTTGGTGACATTATCGATGCGGTGGCGAGTGTCCACGTGTTCAGCGGAAACTTCTAGGCGGCGGATTGATAGCAGCGGGGGCAATTAACTTTGGGCGTAGGGCCAGTTGTGGCGTGTGGGTGCCCCCCGGCGCTATGACTGGCCTTATGCTAAATACAGGGGGGCTAGAGCAATGAAGACCGGGACGTTTACGACCAAGAATGGAACGGAAATCGCCATTCAGGGCGTGAGCCCGCTGGTGATGCGCGAGGTCACCGTACAGGTAGAAGAGCGCCTGCGCATGGAAGGCCTGCCCATTGACCCGCCGCGGTATAGTGTGGAGGCCATTGGTGGGGACATCATCTGGCACGAGCACAATCCGACCACGCTGGTTGTGGAGGACAACCCCCAGGAGACGGCGGAGAACCGCCGCCTTTGGCGCGAGCATGAGGCGGCGCTGCGACGGCTAGAGCATGAGAATGCGAATGCTCTAGCGGCGGCCATGCTCATCGGCGGACTCGTGGATTTTCCCACCATGCCCAAGGGGGAAGACTATTGGCGGCGGCGCACTATGATGGGCATAGAGGATCCCAAGACACCGGCGGGACGCTATCAGGCATGGATCATGGCTGAGTACATGCCGGATGCAGAGGATTTCGAGGCGCTCTTAATGGCGATCCGGGGACTCAGTTTCGAGGGCGTCGATTGGGCACGGGTGGCCACGGTGAGGTCCTTGTTTCCGGGTACGGTACAAGGGGAAGCCCCTGGACCAGGTGTCGATAGCGAGCGGGTCGTGGACGACGGACAGGTGGATCCTGGAGGTGCAAGCAGCGCGTAGTTGGGGTCTGCACTCGATGAGTGAGTTTTGGGCGCTCGACGCGGAGGATAAGGCCATCATCGTCGCACTGCACGAGACCGAGATGATGATGCAGGCGATAGAGATACAGGCGCAGAACAAGGCCAAGAAGGCTGACGTGAACTTTGGCCAAGTGGAGGGCTGATGGATAGGCCAACTGGCGGGGTAGAGCGGATTGGGATGGAGGCCTATCTCGGGCTGGCCGACTTCAACAAGAACCTCTCATCCTACAATAAGAGCATTGAGGCGGCTGTATCCAAAACCGAGAAGGCGGCGCAGGCGAGCGGAAAGGCCAGCGCCGCTATAACAGGTAGGGGGGGGCTCGGCGGTGCGCTGGGCTCCCTCATTCCTGTGCTCGGCGGCGTCGGCGCTTCGCTGATATCGATAGCGGGTCCGCTACTGGCCGCCGGTACCGGGCTCTTCGCGCTGGGCAAAACCGTCGTCGAAGTGAAGGAGATGATCGCCGAGGCGCTGCCGATGGAGGGTGTGCAGAAGGCATTTTACGCTATGGCGGCGTCGGCTGGCAGCAGTGGCCAAGAGATGCTGGCGGCGTTCCGAGTGGCCAGTGGCGGCATGATTGATGAACTGGCCCTGATGCAGCGATTCAATAAGGCGGCGCAGCTGGTAAGCCTTGACTTTGCCGTGAACCTGCCAGAAGCGATCGGGTATCTAGGGAAAGTGAGCGCGGCGACCGGCGAGAGCATGGACTATCTCTACAACTCTCTGATCACCGGCGTGGGCAGGCTGAGCAAGCCGATTCTCGACAACCTCATGGTGATGGTCGACTTGGAACTTGCGTACCAGGATTGGGCCGCCGCCAACGGGAAGGTCGCGGACAGCCTGACTCAGACCGAGAAGCAGGCGGCGGTCATGGCCCAGGTGATGGCCCAGCTGCGGGTAAACACGGCGGCCTTGGCCAGCCCGACCGAACTGGCCTCCGGCGCGGTGGCCGCGCTGGGCGCCGAATTCGCCAACTTGCGGCGGGACATCGGCTCCGTATTCCTGCCGGCGGTGCAGGCGGGGGCCACGGCGCTTCGGCAGATAGTCCTGCGAATCCGCGAGGCCATCGACGTTGGCGGCGAGTGGCGCGCGGGACTCGTGGAGCTGGGTGCCTGGCTCAAGGCCATTGTGGTAACAATCGGAAACTTTGGTATCAGCGTGACGGAGGGCCTTATCGGGCCACTCGGCAAGGGCTTCTCTGGGCTCATGGTTTTTCTGGGCAAGGTGGCCATGGCGGCGGCGCAGTGGGGCGCGAATATCGTTTCCGCCCTGGCGATGGGCATGGTCTCCGCCATGCGCATCGTCCTCGTTCCGGTGTTTACCTCGCTTGCCAAGCTAATGGCCTACTGGCTGGCCCCCGGTTCACCTCCGCGATTTGCCCCCGATATCTACGACTGGGGCACGGCGGCGATGGGCGAGTTCATCCGCGGCATGACCGACGCGGACTTTGGCGCGCTGAATAAGATTCAGAAGCCTCTCCAAGAAGTGCTCGACCTGTTCGCCGCTCAGGGCAGGATGGAGAAGGGCGAGGTCGGCCCGACCTACGTGTCTATCAGTAAGCGGATCATCGCCGATCTGCAGGGGACCGGCAAGGTCACTGAGGAGACGCTGGCGGCGCTTCGAGAGACGACCGGTGAATATGCGGAGGATGTGGTAGCGCTGGTGCGGGCCGAGCTGGAGTTGGCGCAAGCGACCGAGGCGGTTGAGCGCGCCGAGAAGGCTTTGGACGACGCGCGCAAGCGGCGGACGCAGACTCAGGAAGAGTTGGGCGATGCGGTCCGCGAGTACAACCGGTTACTGAGGATGGGGGCCCCAACCGAGAAGTTGGCCGGTCAACTGGCGGCGATACGGGCGGCCGAGAAGCAGGTGACGCTCGCCAAGCAGCAGGAAGCGGTTGCCGAGGCGAACGTCGAGACGGAGAGGGATGGACTGGACGCGCTAGAGGAGAGCGTGCAGGTGCGGCGCGCGGCCCTGGACGAGATGCTGGAAATGGCGCGGGCGCTCATTCCGCCCATCGAAAGCGTGGCTAAGATATTAAAGGAGGCTGCGGAAGCCAAGATAGAGATACCTGAACCCGTGTTGCCGAAGGTGGACTTTGGCGTCATGTTCGCGGGACTTAGCGGCGAAATCAATGAGCGCTCCCGCACTATCGAGTTTGAGCTGTGGAAGACCGTTCAGCGGATCACCGGATTCGGCGGGCCGCTCGATCATCTCAAGGCGCAGATAGAACTCATGCGCCTGACCTGGCAATACCAGATGATGAAGGCAGGCGCCAGCACGGACGCCTTGGGCAAAAAGCTCGATGACTTGCGAGAGAAGTGGGATACCCTAGCCAAGGCGCTTACACTTGGGGTGCTCCCAAATCTGGCCGATGTTGGGAAGGTGATCGCGTTCCTCGCGGATATCCAGATCGAGCAGTTGAACAAGAAGCTGATTGCAGCGGCTCAGATGGCCGATGTCGCGCGGTGGGCCTACGACCGACTGGCAGCCGCGTTTAATGCGGAAAAGGGGCCGATTAAGATGGTAGAGGCCCTGATCGGCAGGGTGGACGGCCTGAAGGCATCGCTGGAGGGGATTGTCAGTCCCGCGTTCCGGGAAGTCGTGCGGCGCGGTATCGAGATGCTGTTCGATCCCTTGGGCGCCATAATGACCTGGGCAAGCGACCTGATTGGGATGTTGTTGAAGGTGCTTGAAGTATACAACGAGTTCACCGGCCTGAATATCCAAGTGCCCGCACTGGAGGGCTTGAGGGAGTGGTTGGGTAGGACAAAAAAGCCTCCCGTGTCCGAAGAGGAGAAGGAAGAAACGGCTCCTCGCACTGGCGGGAGTCGCATTGCGACAGGCACGAAAGACTTTATTGGCGGCCTAGCTCTCGTGGGCGAGCGCGGGCCGGAGCTGGTAGTATTGCCCAAGGGGAGTACCGTGTTCACCGCCTCGGAGACGGCGCGGATGCTGCGCCAGGACTATGCGCATCCGGACCGCTCATTGGCAGACTACGCCAGTATGCAGGCCCAGCCAAGCAAAATGGTAAACCTGACCTTCGGGGACGTGCGGATAGCGAACGACATGGACTGGATCACGTTCAAGGCCGGCGTGCATAAGGCCGTCCTGGAGGGCATAGCATGAGCCGAGCCATCCTGAGAATCACAGACGGCACGAACAGCGTCGATCTGCTGAGCGGCGAGGTCGGTTTCGTCGTCTCGCGCTGGCGACCGGTACAGGCCGCGTTCAAGGGCGATGGCGTGTGGAAAGACAACCCCATGGCGGACGGTCGCCGGCTGGCCATGGTGCGGCACGACAACATCATTGACACCTGGGACGTGCACCTTACCGACCGGAACATGGATGGCGTGATCGAGCAGGCGCAGAACCTCGACCGCCTGCTGATGCGCGCGGTAGCCTACTGGACAACCGCCTGGCAGCCGTTGCCGGTCTACATCGTGGCGCGCGGGGCGGAGGAGACCAACACCAGGTACGCGCTCATTCACTCGTACCGGTGGACGGAGCTGGGGGACCCGACCAATCAGCCGTTCGCCACGGCGTTCGGGATGCGGGCGATGAGCGACCTGACCATCGCCGTGGAGCACGGGCCGTGGCTGGAGAGCGCGCCTGGCACCGGCGTGGCCGTGGAGGTGGGGAACGAGTACGAGATAGGGGCGCAGGCGTATCAGCGGGCGCCGACTACGGCGGACGAGGTGTACGTCGCCAATTTCAACGCTATTGATAACCTGACGCATATCTGGGTCTACGATGCCCTGGACGGCACCTACACGAACCAGCTGGGTGTCGCGCCGCCATACAACCTGCTGCCGGATCCCGCCGAGGATGGGGACATGCTCTACTTGGGTATTGCTGGTGCAACCAGCAATCCCTTTTGCAGTGTGATCTTTGACCTGAGCCAAGAGTGGGCCATGACTGGCACCACGAGCGCTCAGTGGCAATACTATGACAATGCGGCGGCGGCATGGGTCGCTTTCGACGCGGCTAACCGATTGGACCACAAGGACCACACGGTCACACTCACGGAGTTGGGCGTGAACGGCGTGCATTGGGAGGCGAACATCGTTCTCGCCTACATGCAGGAAGTCGCGGTAAATCTGGTGACTGGCTTCTGGATCCGGTTGGTGGTCACGACAGACGAACCACAGGTGCAAGTGCCTTATCAGCAGCATAGGGACGTGTATTCTGCGCGCAAGGCCTACGTGGAGATCACGGACGACCAGGCTACTGGTGACATGGCGGCGCTCGCCCAGGTATACGCGCGTGAGTTGGTATATGAGACGGCTGGGGCGATCACCGGGACGTATGTGAACCGTATGCTCATCGGATTGCGGAGCACGATTCGCGGCGAGGACTTTAGCGCGTATCTGAATTGCGCGCAGACCAATAACCCGACCGGTTGCACGGTAGGGGCTGAGGACGATAGCGCCTTCGTTGCAATGCTGGACAGCCCGGTGCATGAGGCGGTGCGTTGGCAGGGTGCTATCGACCTGGACTATGAGACGCGGGTATCGTTCGCGCTCGATGCGGCTTTGGCCGCGCAGTACCTTGGCGTGTTCCGTGCGTTCGTTCGCATCATTCCGCTCAATGCCGCCGGAGTGAGTTTCCGATTGCTGGTGCAGTCTGGCTCTGGCGCGGTAACGAGCACGATAGGGGTTTATGGTGCCTCCTATGCCGGGGCGAATTGGGGCGTGATCGACTTCGGCAAGGTCAAGATCCCGACGACGGACGTGCTTGGTGGCACGGCCGGGTTGGACGCCCTGACCATCTCTATCCAAACGTATGAGGTCGCGGGCGCGGCGGATATCTATTTCTACGACTTGATCTTGTTGCCGTCTGACGAGTGGGCGGGCGACTTTTCCAACCAAAGTCCTCCGGCTGGCGTGAACACCGGCACGCTGAAGGACAATATGTGGCTGTTGACGGATAGCGTTGGGAGTCCGCGCAACGATCTACGGGCGCTGCTGCTGAATACTGTGGACTCCAGCGTGCGGGGCGTGTGGCAGAACGTGTCGCCCAGCCCGTGCGTGCTGGAGGTTGGATTGGACCAACGGCTATGGTTCTTCAGTATGCAGGTCAGCGTGGCGAACGGCGCGGTGGTCGATCTAGGTCGTTGGGAAATCCCGTTGCGGGTGCAGGTGCGGCGGCAGGCGCGGTATATGGGCATGAGAGGTGGTAGGTAGGATGGCCTGGCCACTGCGAACATGGGCGGCGACAACGGCATTGGGCGTGTACTACACAATGGACTCGCTCGACCCTGCGGCGGCGCAACCGACCTGGGTGGCGGTGAATGATGGTCTGAGCAATACGGACATCCGTTCTTTTTGCCTGGACCGGCATGAGACCGTGCCCGATAGCCGCATGTTCTGCATTGACAACACGACGAAGACGGTCTGGCGACGGACTGGCGGGAACTGGTCTAGCGTGTTGACGAGTGCCGACGCGAGGGCCATTGCCGGATTCACTCACGGCGAAACGCTGACTTCGGTGATCGTTGATGACGTGACCGGTTACGTGTACGCCCTGCTCAATAATGCTGCCGCGAGCGGTTCTGCGGACAAGGGGGTTATGCGGTCGGTCGATAACGGGACTACCTGGACGGCGGTAACACAGGGCGCTTACGAGAACTCCTACTACTACAGCAACATCGATGCCTACAACGGTTTGGTGGTCTACTCGAAGCAATATGGCGCTGTTTCTGCGCGCGAATGGTACTCCACAGATCATGGGGCGACGTGGAGCGTTGTCAACATGCTCGGCATGACGAGCGCTCCAAAGTGCACTCGGATTCACCATGCGGCCGGGGATACCTGGTACGGATCGTGGTTCGCCGTTGGCGCGGCATACGATCTGTTGCGCGGAAACACGGGCGGCGTGATTTCTCAAATGATGGCCACACAGGTGAACGGTCCTCAGGTTACTGCGGGAGGCATATGGCCTGACCCGGTTGACGCCAATCACCTATTGATAGCAGCGCGTCAAATCACCGTACACATTATCGAGTCCGTGGACGCCGGTGTTTCCGCCAGTAGCGATACAATCGTATCTGTCCAGTACATGTACGAAATCGCGGACGGCTGCGAGTACGACTACTGGGTACAAGGATGCGTCAGCCCTTATGCGATCGGGGCTCGGGCGATAGTATACGCGTCTCCAGATGCCGTAACTCTAACGAACAAGTCCGGCTCGAACTGGAATACGCCGCCCTATACCGATGCGATTCCGGTAACGTGCGGCGGGGTTACGCAGCGCGGGCTCTGGGTGGTGCCAGAGGGTCCGCCCGTGCCTCCTGTTCCTACGGTACCGCCCGTTCCGCCTTTCCGCCCGCACTCGGGCCAGCACGGCATCAGTATGAGCGTCTTCAAGCCGCGGATCACCATAGCGCCATGAGGATATAGTATGGCAGTGATATGGGATCCGCGCGGAACGATGCTCGGCAGTCTCACGGCGGAGATCACCTCGTGTACGTTCTCTACGCGGGCCATCGGCGGATATTGGGAGGCGACGCTCACATTGGACCTGGGCCGGGAAGGTTTCGAGGAGTGGATTGCCGACGGTTTGGGCAGGCATATCGAAATCTACGGCGACGCGATGCAGAAGGTGTGGGAGGGCTGGGTCAACCGCATTGACGGCAGCGCTGGGGCGCTCAGCGTGACGCGCGGTCCCCTCCTGGACGTGGCCAATCGGGTGGCCGTCGTCTATCGCGCCAAGGATACGAGTACCACGCCGCCGACATTGGGTGGCCAAGAGATCACGACGATTGTAGAGAATGCCGCCAGCCAACTGGCTTTCGGGATTTTCGAGCAGATCATCTCGGGCGGTGAACTGGATAATACCGCGCCAGCACCATTGGAGGCCGATCAGGTGCGGGATACCTACCTGGCCGAGAACGCCTGGCCGCGGACTGGTAAGGCGTGGAATGCTGGCAACCTTGGCGGGGGCGGGCCAAGCGTAACGCTCTATTGCCTCGGCTACGTGCACCTCCTGGCCGCCTACACCTACGAGGACGTGGCTGGTAGCGGCACTGTGGCAACGGAGACGAAGTTGGCCAGCGTGTTGGATGCGGACCCGAACGGCCTCTTTGCCAGCACGAACGCGGACTTGGACGCCTGTGGTGTTCCCATCGCTGAATACGAAGGCGAGGGACGCACCGGCTGGGATGTGCTGCAGGATATCATTGAGATGGGCGGGCCGACAAACGGGCGCTGGCTGCTGATGGTCGGCAACGACCGGCGGGTAACGTATGAGGCAGCTCCAGAGACTGTAGAGTACCTACAATCTGTGTACGATGCAGATATGCAGGTCACGACGGTAACGGGCGACGTGGTGGAGCCGTGGGACGTGAAGCCAGGAAAATGGCTGCTTTTCAGCGATTTTCTGACCGGCCTACCGCCGCCCGACTATGCCAGCCTGGAGCAGGACATGCGCACGATGTTCATAGAAGAGATAGTCTACAACATGCCGCGCAGTGTGAGCCTTCGGGGCAACCCGTACGATACGGTGAAGGCGCGGCTGGCACAGTTGACGATGACGGGAAGGATCGCTCCCTGATGCCGATAAACAAGCAAGTCTACGACCTGGTGGGACTCCTGTCGCCGTACTTTGCGCGCACTGGCGGGGCGGGTACGGGCGGAGGGGCGGGCCTGGACTGGGCTCCCGCGACGACAACGGCTGGCGTGGACAAGGACGGCGCGGAGGACAACGGCGGCGCCGGTTGGACGCGCATGGCGGGGCACACCTATCTCTGGGCGCCGCTCAAGATCACCGAGATACTCTGGGATATTTCCGTGGCTGGCACCTATGCGATGTACATCTCTTCCGGGCCGAGCGCCGTGGTACAGAGGACCGTGGTGGCGGCTCAGGTCGTGGCGGCGCCGGGCACGGAAGTGAGCTTCGTGCCGGATGCCGGGGTCCTCTGCCTGGACGCCGGGGAGTACTGGCTAACGGTAGAGATAAGTGCAGGGACCTGCGCCTGGGACGTGTTCCACGGCGATGCTGAGAATGTGCTCTACTATGCCTTTGACAGCTACATGGATGCCGTGGTCAAGCCTGACTGGGTGGCCCCGTTCAAGATGGTGGCACATATCGGGACCTGGCTTGGGACCGTGGCTCCGGGGACTACGCTGGCGCACGGCGATCTGACAGGGGTGCTGCCGGATCAGCATCATGCGAGAGGGCATACGCTAGATTCCGAGACGGATCATACGGACGTCGAGAACGCAGCCAAGGCCGATGGGCGGCTACTTGTCTGGCGAGATATTCCTGCAAAGCACGGGTACGAGGACTTGATTCCAGGGCCACAGGGCGACCAGGGGGATCCCGGTCCGCAAGGGGATCAAGGCGCTGTCGGGGCGCAAGGTGATCAGGGCGATCAGGGAGCGGCTGGAGCCCAAGGCAACCAAGGCAACCAGGGCGATCAAGGAGATCAGGGCGACCAAGGCGGAACCGGAGGATATACTGAGGGCGCGCGAGTCTATAACAATGCAGACATCAGCATTGCCAAAGACACAGAGACAAAACTAACTTTCAACTCCGAGAACTATGACACTGATACGATACACGACACTGGCGCAAATACTAGCCGCCTAACGTGTAAAACCGCGGGCAAGTACCTAATTACCGCATACGTAGAATATGCGGCCAGCAGTACCGGGGTACGCTACATGTGGCTACTGCTAGACAACACAACGATTATTGCCTTTGACCGCGAGCCTCAGCCCTTTACTTATTATTATGCGGGACTCCGCATAACGACTATTTACGACCTAGCGGTAAATCAGTACGTAGAGCTCGGTACCTATCAGAACAGTGGTGGTGCCCTGGCAGTCAAGTACGCCAGCGCCTTCACCCCATGGTTTATGATGCAGCGTATCGGGTAGGAGGAATTGCGGTGCAACTGACCTACGCAGGCACGTACAAACTGGGCTTGCTAATGGACGAACTTCTTGCCGCCTATCCCGAGTGGCTGGTCGGGGATGCACCAACGCGCCATTGCCTATTGCGCCTAGAGGGCAACGAGCTCGGTGTCCGACTCTCCGTCCCAGACGATAGTGACGCCGGCGCGATTGCGGCGGTTGTGGCAGCACACGACCCGACTGTACTCACTGCTGGCGAGGTGCTTGACGCCGAGTCGGCCGACGCCAAGGCGCGCATCCTTGGAGCCATCGACGCGGCACTGACCGACTATGCGGCGGCACTGGAGCGATGGGATGTGCTCACGGCGGTGCAGCAGAAGGCGGTACTGAGGCGGCTGGTAGAGACGCAGGCGCAACTCCTGCGCTATCACCGAAGGGAGTGGCTGTGACCGTTTCCGTTATCACGCCGACTCACAGGGGCATGCCCATCTTGCAGGATGCCTACGATAGTCTGCTGGCACAGACCTACGGCGAGTGGGAGTGGGTGCTGGCTCCCAACAATGGGGCGCAGATATCCGAGATGATCGCCAACGATCCTCGCGTGCGTCTCTACCCATACGAGAACCCGGCGGGCGAGTCGTTTTCGATTGGGGCGCTGAAGCACTTCTGCTGCGATCACGCGACTGGCGATGTCTACCTGGAGCTGGACGACGACGACGTTCTGGGTCCCGACTGTTTGCAAGAAGTGGCAGATGCGTTCGCCGACCCCATGGTGCAGATGGCCTACGGCAACTGCTGCGAGTACAAGTGGCCGAGTCTAGAGCCGATTGTCTTTAGCCCGTACTGGGGCTGGCACCATCGGGACTGCGTTTTTATGGGCCAGCCGATGAAAGAAGCACGGGCCTGGCCACCGGGGCCGTGGGGTCTGCGCCAGATCTGGTGGAGCCCAAATCATCCTCGCGCCTGGCGGGCCACAGCCTACCATGCGATTGGTGGGCACGACAGGGTGCTGGCGCTGGTGGACGATCACGACCTGAACATCCGCATGTACCTGGCCTACGGGCAGCAGGGGATGCGGCACATGGACAAGCCGATCTACGGCTATCGCGTGCTGGCGGACTCTACCTGCAAGGAGTACAGCAAGCAGATTCAGGCGTCCAACCGCGAGTGCTATCACAAGTACGTGGAAAAGCTGTTCATGCGCTGGGCGCGGGATAATGGACTGCGGATGCTGAATCTCGGTGGGGCGCTTGGGCCGCGGAACGGGTACGAGACGGTGGACATCCGACCAGGCGCGAACGTCGTCTGCAACCTGGAACAGGACTGGCCGTTTGCGGACTCTTCCGTCGGCGTCGTCTACGCCTCACACGTGTTCGAGCACCTGCGCGATTCGATTCACACGATGAACGAGTTATTCCGCGTGCTGGCACCTGGAGGCATGGCGTTCATCGACGTGCCGAGTACCGACGGGCGAGGGGCCTTCCAGGACCCGACGCACGTGTCCTGGTGGAACCAGAATTCCTTCCTATACTACACGAGGACGGCCCAGGCGCGCTACATTCAGCCGCAGTTTCGAGGGCGCTTCCAGCAATCATACCTGCACACAGGCTTCCCCAACGAATGGCTCCGCACCAACGATATCCCTGTGGTGAACGCGCATCTTATCGCGCTCAAGCCGGGTTACGAGGAATGGCGGGCCGGCGAGGCGTTGATCTAGGAGGGTAGATGCTACAGCATCCGTGTCCAGGGGCGAGGCGCACCAACCCGTTCGGCTCGCGGACGGTGGACTATAGCGCGTTCGGGTTGACCGCTCACAATGGCGAAGATTTTGCTGGCTGCGATGCTGCGCGCGCCATGGCCACTGGCGTCGTCGAGCGCGTTGGCAACGATCCGGCCGGCTACGGGATATACGTCACTCTGCGCCACGATTGGCAGGGCGGACAGCACTACCGCACGCGCTACGCGCACCTGGCGCGGGCTTACGTGCGCGAGGGCGATATCCTGCAACAGGGCGACGCGCTCGGACAGGTGGGGGCCACTGGCAACACGACAGGTCCGCACCTGCACGCCGAGTTCGAGCCGGGGTTGGTGACTGCGGACGGGTTGAAGGGACGGCGGGCGTTCTGGCACATGCTGGAGGGGGGCGCATGAAGAAAATACTCCTTACACAGGGGAAAGTGAGCCTAGTCGATGATGATGACTATGAGCGCCTCGCCCGATACCCATGGTGTTATAAGGGCTCTGGCTATGCCGTGCGCCGAGGGCCGGTCACAGATGGGAAACAGAGCCTTCTGTACATGCACAAGGAGATTCTGAACATTGGCCCCGAGAAAGAGGTAGACCATATCAATCACGATCGTCTGGACAACCGCAGGGCTAATCTACGAGTCTGTGACCACAAACAGAACGCGCGAAACATGAAGCGGCGCGAGAGAAAGACTTCGCAATTCATTGGCGTGTATTGGGAGCGCGCCAGACGCAAGTGGCATGCCCAGGTCAAGTTGAATTATCGGGCACGGTTCATTGGGCGGTTCGACTCTGAGGAAGAGGCGGCAAGGGCATACGACCAAGCAGCGGTCATGCTACATGGTGAGTTCGCCTCCACGAACGAAAGAGAGGGCCTCTATGGGTAACATGTTGGGATACCACATCGGAAACGAGGGGCCTATCACGGATATCGACTGGCAGATCATGGAGGCGGTTAAGCCCGGTTACGTGACGTTGTTGCCCAACTATGGGATGCATGGGCAGCCGATAGGCCGGAGGGATATCAACTGTATCCTGACTATCAATCCAGGCTGCCATTTTGTGCTGCGGCCTTACCTGCCCGGTACTGCCGTGAGCACGAGCGTTGCCGAGTTTGGCAATGCGATTGATCGCCTGCTGGACGAATGGAGCGATTGGGTGCCGGCCGGGCAGAAGCACTTGCAGCTGTTCAACGAGCCCAACATGCCGATCAGCGCGGAACAGTGGGAGGGCTTTGGCGACCAGCTGGCGGACATGATGCGCTACAACGAGGTCTGGCTAGGCTTGGTGCGGCGACTGCGGGCGAACCACCCCGACTGGCTCTACGGCTGGGGGCCGCTCACAATCGGGAACCGGGACGTCTGGTTCCCGGGCGACGCGGTGGGGCATTATTATCTGCACGGGCCGGCTGGGTGTCAGGCGAGCCTCACGGCGGCGCAGCTTGGCGAGGCGATGCGGACCGGACCCTGCTACGCCAGTCTGATGGAGGCGGACGAATTCTACGCGCACGTGTACATCCATCGGATACCGGAGAACACGCACGATGGGCGCGTGAACTTTGGGGACGCGGCGATCGGGTTGAGGCACGAGCGGATGCAGTTGTTCCTCCCGAGGCCGATGCCGACGGTGATCACCGAGGCGGGCTATCCGAACACGGGGAACTGGCCGACGTGGGCAGGACCTGCGCTCCTGGATTGGCTGGACATTCTGCACACGCGAAACAACGTGGCGGGGGTATGCCTATGGATACTGGGTGAGCATTGGGGAGGCATGTGGTACTCGGGGGGAGCGCCACGTGCTGAGGTCGGACAGTTGGCTCAGTGGCAGTGCGCGCATTCGGGGGTGCCCATGACAGACGCGGAACTCGAGCGGATACTGGGTGACGAGTTGCAGTTGTATATCGTTCCGCTGAACCCGGATGCGGCGTTGGAAAAGGCGGCGGCTCGCCGGGGGCTGCTGCCAGCGAGTGACGAAAAGCGGAAGGCCGTAGGAGGTACGGTGTGGGTGGCACAGGCGTTCCGCAAAGCGGCGGATGCCAAGACGACCCAGCACCTAGTCCGCACACGAGAAGGGGAGTGGGCTGAGGGGGATATGCGATGGTGGATACGGGAGAACTAGCGGGGGGAGAAAAAGGCGTTGAGATGCCAGTCGAAATGGAAGACGTGGAGCGGCTGTTAGAGGATACCAGGCGCCAGTTCACTAGGGTGGAGAGGGGGCTGGATCGGCAGGACGCCCAGCAGCGCGCCATGGACGTTGCGGTCGCCAAGCTCCAGCAGATCATGGCGGATCGGGGTGCCTCGTGTCCATGGCGCGTGGACATTGCGGACGTGGCCAAGTCGGCGAAGGTCCACGCTAGTGAGATACGGCAGTTGACTGGGGCGGTGAGCGACCTGAAAGTCAAGGTCGCGACGATCGCTGCCGGGGGCGGGGTGGCCGGTGGGCTAGTGGCCGTGGTAGTGCGGCTGGTTGTGGATGCGATCGGTCGAGGAGGGTAGAATGACGCTCCGAGAAGGGCTGCTATGGCTTATGGGGATTGGGGCTGGGGTTCTGGCGTTCTACGCTATCGATAGGCTGGAGAATCAGAATCGGTGGCCGATCATCGCCGCTTGGCTGGCGATGCTGCGCCCTGACGATAAGCGGGCGCTAGCGTTTGCGGTGACGGCCGGGGTTGCTGTTATCGCGTATCTGGGCACGCTCCTGATGCTGTACGAGATCACGCCTACCAGTTGGCGGATGTGGGTTGAGGAGCTGTTCAAGGTTTGCGCGGCGGCCATCGTGGCTGGCCAGGTCGCACATGGGCGGGTGGTGCTTCGACGCCGAGTGCCCGATTGATTGGTGATCTCGTAAAATGGGCGCGCTCGTAGGGGTGCGCCTTTTTTTGTGTCCTGGGAACCGGCCATGCGTAGAAACAATTATTAACCTAATATTAACCTTATGACATTGGAAAGCCCTTGACAACCTGATTTACTTGTGCTATAATGATTGCAGGATAAGGAAACGGAACCTTAACAAACGAGCGCCGAGCGAGAGCGGGAGCCCAAAGGGCCGCCACACTAGACTCCGGGGCCGAGAGGCACCACCTCCAAAGTCACTACAGGGACCAGGGGGGCGGGAGAAAGGGCCGAATAGCCCAGAGGGGCCGCGAACGCAAGGCAATCCAAAGAGCCGAAACCCCAGGCGGGAAGCCGGTTGGGGTCTGGCTAGGACGGCAACCTAGCTACTGATGAGGCAAGCCAAGAGGGAGAGACGAAGTGGGCGCCAAGAAGCAGATCAGCGAGGCTGTTCGTGCCATTCGTGGTTTGGCACGGAAGTACGGCATGGCTGCCTTGAACGAGGCCACGATTTACAGACTGTGGGAAGAGCTTGCGGGATATCAGCCCGAGTCGGAGTTCGCACGGTTCTACTTCCAATGTACTGGCCGAGAGTCTAGGCAAGTGGCCCGCGAGGTTATGTGCACCTATCGGCGCGATGATTGGACCGTTACTGTTACGGCGCGGCTCATGGATGGTTCCGAGTATTGCTTCAAGGCCAATGAGAACGCATAGCCGAATCCCCGGAAGCCCTTTTCCGGGGACTGGCTAGGACGGCAACCTAGCCACTGACGAGGCAAGCCAAGAGGGAGGCAGCAATGAAGGCACCGAGGATCGACGAGACGAAGCTCCGGTACGCGCACCAGGAAGTGCGCGAGATGGCGGAGAGCCTCTACGGGAGCAGTCGCAATTGGAAGCGGGCCCTGACCACAGCGGAGCGAATCATCTGCGAGCCTGGCCATGTCTACGTCGGCACGGGGGAGCAGCTGGAGCGCATAGATGGAATGATCGCCACCTACATCGCCGAAGGCGATCAGTGGAACCTTCTGGACCCAATGATTGCCTACGGCTACAGCGCCGTCAGCAAGCGCGGATGGGAAGCCTGGGGCATCGCGCAGGGATAAGAGCCGAATCCCCGGAGAGAAACCTCCGGGGACCGAGCGGGGTTGACCACCCGCCGCTGATGAGGCAGGTTACGAAAAGGAGAATCCAATGAGTCATAATCACCTCCCTGAGATCAAGTTCGATACTAGCCTCTACACTAACCGATATGGCAAGCGGCCGCACGGTTACGGCCTCTGGGCATTCTCCTGGAAGAACACCAGTGGCGGCTATAATGTCACCGAGTGGACTGGTTGGTATTCTGACGCGAAGGCCAAGGCCCGCGAGGTCGCTCGCATGAGCAAGCAGGCCTTCCCCTGGATTCGCACAGTCAACGTTCTGCCCTAGAGATCACGCCCAGCCAGTCGGGCAATAGACCGGCAGGAGGCTACGATGGCTACATACACGATCACGACAAGATACACTGTCACGGCGAGCAGAGCGTATAACCTAAACCCGCATTTGCGAGATGCCCTTGCCGCGATTGCCAACAATCGCATAAGTATGACTTTCTCTCGTGAGGGGCAGGGGCGAGGCCGTGAGCTTCTCTGGGAAGTCCAGAATGTCCGATATGAGGATACGGCGCTGGTTGAGGCGCGGGTGCCAACTCTCACGGCACTGGAGGCCGGGTTTCTGGCCGGGTTTTTCGAGGCCCGCGGGGTTCCAGTAAGGATCACGAAATGAGCCGAAACCGCCAGGGAACTGGCGGTCCGAGCGGGGTTGACTACCCGCCGCCGAATGAGGCAGGTCGAATACGCAAATGCGGGCAGAGTCGAGACACAGACGGAGGATCACAATGGACACCAATGAGCGACCAGTTGCCGACCCCGAATACGCCGGGTACTGGCTCGGAGCCGGATACCGGTGGGATACCGAGGAGCGCGCGGCAATCGCTATTCGAGACGTATACGCTGTTGACGTTGCAATGGCGCCGGTCCGGGCGCTCCCTGAGACATTGAGCCGCGATGAGTACGAGACTGCGGCAACAGAACTGGGAATCGCCCAGCTGGCCGACACGGAGATCGTTCTGAGCCGACACAGTGTCCGCAACTGCCCCCGGCCCCCCGAGTCCCGACTGACCCGTTTTGTCCAAATGGCACTCGCGGAGCGCCGCCTCGACGGGATTGAGGCCGAGCGCGCTGCACAGCCGAAGCGGACAATCCACTACATCCACTGCGACTGCGGCCACGACGTCCCCGAGGGAGAGCGGATGAGCGCCTCACTCGGGAGCTCCTGTTTCGACTGCTACGACCGAATGAGCAACTAGCCCTCCGAGTCTCAGGAGCCGAGCGCCAGTTCGGCTCCTGGCCTGGGCGGACTAGAAGAATCAAGGAGGAAGATCATGGGCACCTATCGTTTCGATCTGCAGCACACTGGCCGGCCGTTCGGTCCGTGCGAGGTCATCCCGGATTGGGCCTGGAAGGGGCTCTCACGGTACACGACCCTGAGTGCCGCGAGAAAGGCAGAGGATCGTGTACGGGGAGACATGCACGAGGCAGCCGGACCGGCCGCCTGGACCGACCACTTCCGAGTCATTCCGCTGCGGGATACTAGGTTGACCCAGACATACGTGTGTCTGGGAACGATTCGGCATGATCCGTCGCCAGACTGCGCGGTATCCATTGATGTGACGATAACCTGGCCTGCTGGGAAATCGGAGCCCTTTCCAGCGACGCCTGGCGGCTGGGCCAGTCCCTACCAGTGCGCGGCGTGTGCGGCGATAGACGAGGTGGCGCGACACGAGATGGCCTAGTCCCCTCACCACAGGCCGCCGAGACGGCTCGGCGGCCTCCATGAGCGGATTGTCTATTGACAACATGATACCTTTGCGCTATAATGACTGTGGGATTGGGAGATACAGGAGGCCACAATGAGCGCTTACGCCAAGGTCGAGACTCGCAAGGATACGTTGGAGCGGACCGAGATGACTATCCGCACCCGCCATGGGGTGACCGACAGCCAGCTCACGCGCTGGCTGGTGAATGAGGGGATGCGGCGCTACGAGGCCGAGGACATCGTGGCCGAGGCCAGGGGAAACCTGGTCGGATGGCATGCGGGGAGGGCCCGATGATAGCCTGCCGCTGCACGCGCTGTCAGGACACGGGCTACGTGTTGAGCGGGTCGGGCGAGGGCGACGACCCGTGCGAGGAGGTTGCCTGCCCGGTGTGCGGCCCGAAAGCCACCGAGGAACCCGAGTGGAGGGAGGATGACGATGGATGCTGCTGAGATGCGTGCTCGATCCCTCGACCTGGAGACCGAGCGCCTCGCGCGGATCTCGCGGGCGATGAATAGGATGTGCTGCTACCAATGTGGCAGCATGGACGGGATGCAGGGTTACGACGAGGCCGCCACGCGCACGATGCCGGCGGAGCAGCAAACGGGGTACTACCGGCACATCGGCGAGAGCGTGCCGGGGACGATCTACCGGCCGTGCACCGTGTGCCGGCGGACGGACGAGATCGGGATAAGCACCAGATACGAGGAGTGGACGCCATGACACCGGATCTGGGCGGGGGATGGTCTGCCGAAGAGATACGCCGATTGCAGATAGAGAATAAGCGACTGCGCGCGGTGATCGAAACGGCGAACGCGAACTACGCGCGGCTCCAGGTGATTCGTGACAATCAGCACGCTCTTATTATATGCACCTCACGACTCCTAGCATTGGGTGATCTGGACGTCGCTGAGTTGGCAGGGATCAAAAGGGCGCTTGACAACGCATACAGGGGAGGGGAACAGTGATCGCATCATACCCGAAGGTACTCACCGTCGGCACGCGAGGGACCGAGTGCCTGCTGGAGGGCGAGGTCCTGGTCCAGGAGAAGATCGACGGCTCTATGTTCCGGTGGGCCGTGGCCGCCGTCGAGGCGACCATGTGCGCGGCGTGCGCGCGCCGGATGATCGGCGTGCGTTAGGATGTACCGCTGCCCTGGCATGTGACGTGCCGAAGAACCAGTATGACTCCGAGGCTTGACGGCAGGGCGGCGGTAATGCGGGCCACCGGCAGACGTAGGTGGCGTGGAGGAGCGCGTCTCCCAAAACAACGCGTGCGGGCTACCGGCGTACATAGGTAGCGGGTGGGGCGCGACACGCCAAAACAACGCGCAAAATACTGTCTATCAAAGAGAAAAGGAGATGGAAGTGAGGGCCCCAAAGGATCTGTTAGAAGCAGTCGCCCGCCGCAAGTTTTTCGAGAGCACTACCATCTGTGGGGCGTACACGGTGGTCACTCTGATCCAGGGGGAGATCGTTGGCGTTGGATTTTCCAGGTGCTCTCCCAAGGATAAGTGGGACATCGCCTTGGGACATCGGATCGCCCGAGGCAGAGCGCTTTTGGACTTCGCCCAGAAGGTCCATGCGCGACGCCAGAAGTCCATTGGTTCGGCGGCGGAAGTGAGGGACGGATCACAGGAGAAGGAGATCTAGATGGCTGATCAGACTGTCTTTTCCAGGCTAACGTCCGTGTTGCGTGGCAGGTTTCTGGACCAGATGCCTCCGCTGCCTCGCGGGGAGCGATTGAGCGGTTGGCGCCATATCAGGACCACCGCCAGGGGCTCTGGCAGGCGCTGGCGCAGTGGTGAGAGGCATTACGGTCTAAACGGACCGCAGGCCGTGGCCCGCCGGCGCCGACAGATCGCCAAAGGGATGATTATCAAAGGGAGTAAACATGTTCGTAAATCTGACACCACATGAGATTCACCTGCCGATTGGCATTGTATCGCCGTCGGGCGTCGTAGCACGATGTGATGAGGTAAGTGAGCAGTGTGGTGAGGTCGAGGGGGTGCCGATCATCTCCCGTCGTTATGGGGAGGTTCGCGGTTTGCCGTCGAATAAAATGGGCGTCTGGCTGATTGTGAGCCATATGTGCCGCGTAGCCTGTCCAGAGCGGCGGGACCTGCTGAGCCCTGGCGATCTGACGCGGGATGAGAAGGGCCAGATCACTGGATGTACAAACCTAGTGGTCAACATGGACCGTGAGCGGATGAGATAGGATCTCGCTGTCCTGCGGCGGTTGGGATTATGGCGGTGCCGCGCGGTGGGAACGCGCACACGAGCAGGTGTGGCCTGCCAGCCAGGGGAGATAAACCATTACCGTGCAAATCGGGAACGGCTGACCAAACAAAACGCACCGGGTCCGAATCCCGGCCCGCCAACTGGTCGAGATTGGCAGAGTATGGGAGGGATTGACGTGATCACGAAAGAGCAACTGGTGACAATGCTGGAGAGCCATGAGGAGGAGCTCAAGGCGAGCGTCCTCAAGGAGATTGAGCACAGCATCCTGCGGGACATTGAGTTGACGTTGCGACAGGAGATCGGAGCGGTCGTGAAGAAGTTCATGACCGAAGAGATCGCTGGTGAGGTCCGTGCCGTTCTGGTCGAGAACAAGCCAGTGCTCCTCGCCGCCGTAGTCGAGGCGGCCAACGCGATCGGCGAGCTCACGTCCCAGGCCCTTGTGGAGCAGGTCAAAGAGAGCCTGAAGTCAGGCTCGTACCATCGGCAGGGCATCCTCAAGGCACTCCTCGGCTTGTGATAGTTTGGCGGCGCGGAGGACGACCAGGTGCTCGCCGCACCCGCCGCCACTGGCCTGAAGCGAATACTGCTGTGGAAAGTAATTGGTGGCGTCCTGACGAACGGCGCCACAGCACAGGCCACACCCAAAGCGCACCCGAAGGGGTGCAACCGGGCCGGGACTAGTGACGCTGGCGCCCGGCCCGGAGAGAACAGGGAGGGTAAACGTGTTGCACAAGATCACGAGCGAGTACGACGCGAACGAATCCTGGCTACATAACGCGATAGCGCGGGAAGGTCTGCGCTGGTTTCGGGCCGGCACGAAGTCGCCGCCGGCCCGCTTTGAGATGGGGCGAGCACAGGCCGCGCTGTGGCGTGCATGTAGCGACCTGGACGCTTTTCTCAGAAAGGAGGAGGGACGATGAATGCTCCGTGGCTAATGGCTGTCGAGGAAGACTCGTACCGAGAGAGCGTGCGGCTACGGGAGGAGGTGGAGCGACTGGGAGTACGGGTGCGGCAGTTAGAGCACGCTCTGCGCGAGGCTGCGCGCAACGATGTTGTTTGGCGGGTTGGTGGGCCACCAAACATCGCTGGCACCTACTATTGCCGGCGGTGTCTTGTTCCTGCCGGAAACCTGCACCGTTCGGGGTGTCTGTACGAGGTTTTGGGGGAGGAGGTTGGCGATGGCTGACGAGTATCGATGCGAGACCTGCGCGCATTGGCGGGCACCGGTTAGGGGCAGCCGGCGCATGTGCCGCGTATATTGTCGTATGACCAGCTCCGTCCCCGAGTGTGAACACTACACCCCTGCGGGTGCGCTGGCGCCCGGCCCGGATAGCAGGAGGAGGTTGACGATGAACAAGGGTGGCATCTATGTCCGGCGGTATATGCGAGAGGTTATCGAGGACCATCGTGACCCCCTCACTGGCGAGGTGAGCCTAAGCACTCTGGCCGAGGACGCCTGCCAACACGTTGACGGCTACGAGAATGACGACATCCCCGAGCGGTACTTTGAGTTGGCATTCGAGGTTGACGAGAGTGATCGTCGCCAGCGAAGCGGACAGATTGGCTCGGCGCTCGGGCATCTGATGCTGGGCCCGGATGATTGCCTAAGAGGCTAGTGACACCCCTTCGGGTGCACCATGGGTGCGCTGGCGCCCGGCCCGGATAGCAGGAGGAGGGAGAATGAGTACACGGAATGTCTGGGCGGTGGTGTATGGTAACTACGGTCCTCCAGAAGTACATAGTTTGTGGGAAACTGAGGAACTAGCGCAGAAACGAGCTGACATGTTGGGCAGTCCGTGGCGGCCAGAGCAGTGGGTCGTGGGGGGAGAGGATGAGGGGAAGCATGGACGCGAAAACTGTTGAGGCACCGACGGTCAAGGAAATCGTGGCCGAGTACCTGAAGGCGCACGGCTACGACGGCTTGTATGCCGATGACTGCGGCTGTCTATTGGAGGATGACCTCATGCCCTGTGGCCTGGAGCGGATAGACGGTTGCCGGCCCGGCTATAAGCGGCCGTGTACCTGCGGCGCGGGGTGCGACTGGCGCGTTGGCCCGGAGAAGCAGGAGGAGGAAACGTGAGCGTTGAAGAGCAGATGACTCGGCGAATAAAGTTAGAGGCAATTCAGGAGCACGCAGCCGAAGTCGCTGAGCGCTGGCCGTTCTGTTGCGTCCTGACATTGACGGTAGTCAACTACTACCATGAAGACGTTCCCTGGCTGCTTGGGGAGGTGGAGCGGCTGACGGCGGAGTGCGTGACCGCTCGCACGGTCTACGTGGTCCTGGACCGTGATTGGGGCGAGACCCCTGCCATGATTTCGATCCATACTACCCTGGCAGGCGGCGTGGCGGCGGCAGCCAAGTACAACCGAAAGACGGGCGACCACTTCGACATCGAAGAGCGCACAGTCGACGGCGAGGAGGCCGGCGATGAGTGACTATCCCATCGACTTTTCTGGTCCGATGGTGCGGGCCATCCTCGCCGGCACCAAGACACAGACGCGGCGGGTGGTAAAGCCACAGCCACGCCAGATCAACGATGATTTTGACGGCACGTGGGAATGGAAGCTACCAGGAAGATACCACGATGATCTGGTCATGGGAACGATTCTGCGCGACGCCTGCCCCTACGGCCAGCCTGGCGACAAGTTGTTGGTCAGACAGGCACCGGGGGCCAGCCGCCTGACGCTGGGGGTCACTGGCCTCTGCGTAGAGCGCGTGCAGGAGATCACCCCCGAGGACGCCAAGGCGGAGGGCGTAGTGCCGATGCGCCTCTACAGCGACGTGATGCGTGCCGGTCACCAGTTCGACGAGCACTTGTGCGCATTCCACGACCTGTGGGACCGGCTCTACGCCAAGAAGGGCTGCGGCTGGTATGAGAACCCATTTGTCTGGGCCATCACGTTTCGAGTGGTAAAGGGGGAGGGGAGATGACTGACAGAGATAGGTTGGCTGAGGTTACAGCGCACAGCTCTGAGGTCGAGAGGCAATGGCCCTTCAGCCGCTTCTCGCCCACGGAGATAGCTGGCTACTACCATACTGACGTGCCATGGCTGCTCGTCAAAGTATGGTGCTTACGGGTCGAAGTAGACCGGCTGACTGGGCTGCTAGAGGGCCTGACGCCAGGTGGCAGCGAGTTTCACGACAATGCGAGCCGGTGCGCGGAGTTCGCCAGGGACATGATGAATGGCGCCGCCAAGCAGGTATTGCTTCGCAAGGCGGCGGAGGCCGAGGTCGTGCGACTGACGGCAGCGTTGCCCGACGAGAAGGCGCGCCTCGAAGTCGCCGTGGTAGAAGCGGCATTGGCAGAGCGTGAGGCGAACCTTAGGCGGCACCCAGGCAGCGACGACGTGGCCCACTATGCCGCTAACGCGGTATGGTATAAGGCGAGCGATGCCTTTCACGACGCCGTGGCAGCACTGGTTGCATCCCGCGAGGAGGCCAGCGATGAGTGACGAGCATCGGTGCGAGACGTGTGCGGGGTGGCAGCCGCCGGTTAGGCACTGGGGGCGTTGGTGTGTCGTCTTGCGTCACCACACCGGACCGATCGACACGTGTGACCACTACGAGGAGGCGGACGTACAGTTCACCTGCGAGACGTGCGCACATTGGGGTACGACGTTAGGTCTAACGCCGAGGCGTGTGTGTGACCTACCGATACCCTCGCCTGCGCCTGACGATACGTGTGAGTTCTACAGGGAGGCCGTCCCGTTCACCGCCAACGCGGTGGGCAGCGACGCGGAGCTGGCCGCAAAGGGGGCCAACGATGGATGAGTGTCGGTGCGAGACATGCGAGCACTGGACGTTTGAGTCCACGCACGTTATCCATGCTAGTCGAGAGATAGTGATCCGCATTGGGCATTGCCATAGACACACTGATCGGTATGGCGATCATATCACACGGTCAGACTCGACATGTAGAGTCTGGGTTGAAAGACTAGCGGCTACTGACGCTGTGCACACTTGTCAACGTGACCGCTCCGTGTTATAATATCAGGTGGAGGTGAGATATGATTCTGATAGACGGGGAGGAACACTACACGCGGCCAGAAGCCGCATGCTACTTGGGCGCGCCTCTCGGGACGTTCGTGAAGTTCGCCTACACTCACGCACATCTGTTCGGGGACGCGCGCATCGGCAGCGCGCACCTGTACGGGCGCTCCGCGCTGGACCGTGTGCGCGGGCGGTTCGGGCAATTCAATGCCCGCCGCTACGTGATCGGAGGGCGTCGCATGTTGACTGGTGCCCAGGCCGCGCGAATGCTGGGCATCAGTCGGCAAGCGTTCAGCCTGCACGTCAAGGCCGAGAAGATTGTCGGCTCTGGCTATCGTTACTCACGAGCTGGGCGCCCACTGTACGACGCCGAGGCGGTGCGGGATCTCGGCGTCAGACTGGGGAGGATCGGCAAGGAAAGCGACTAGACAGACGGAGGGGGAATAACATGCAAGGTGATTCTGATTTTGCCACGATATGTCTGCGTGCTAATGCAGAGGAGGCAGAAAGCCTGCTACTATTGCATGCCCTTTTGACCCGCTTCTCTAGTGACTTAAGTTCTCTGGCAACATTCAAAGATCTTTTTGGTTTCCTAACGCACTGGTGTGAGATGACAGAGGGCGCGCTGCAATTTCAAGATTATGGCATTCCTGAGACTGCCCACACGGAATTGCGAGCAGCTATTAACCATCTGCAGCAGGCAGCGGAATACAGTAAGAAGGTGATGAATGCGCGCTGAAAGGCGATGTTCATGGTGTGAGAAAGAGGGCGGACGCTCGTTCATGGGATGGACCGACACGACGGACGGTGCTTCATCCCATGGGATTTGTAAATACCACAAACTTGTCTTCGAGCGAGAGATGGGTGATGCTCCGCCTCCGCCCTTTGTCGAGGGGCTTGAGGCTGTGGTATGGGAGAAGATGGAGCGGGGGTATCATGTACCTCTTTGGACGAGTTTCATGCTGAATCTGTCACCCAAAGACCGCCCATCCTATCTGCGCTGGCTGGTGCTGACGTGGCAATGGGACATAGACGGCGAGGCCGTGAACTGGGAAGCCCTTGCCAGCACTCTCTGTATCGGGTATACTGTAGGCGGACCCAGGGTGGCGGCTGGGGCGTAGACAGCAGGTGAGTTACACCGCTTCTGGTGTACCATGGGTAGGGCCCCTGTCCAGGGGGCTGGGGATGGTGGTCGTCGTCCTCGCCAGACGGCACCACCTGCGCCATCATCCTCAGCCCCGTGAGCAGGGGTCACGTCGTCTCTCGCAGCCGTCACTACAGGAGTCCTTCCGCCAATGGTGGACTCGTCCTCGGACGCACTATCGCGTTTTCTTGCCGACCTCGACGCCGAGCGCGCTCAGGCCGCATCACAGCCTGCGCGCGATGAACCCGAGTGGCTGCGCGGTATTGAGCGGCACTTGCAAGTTGTGGCGCCTCCACTGGCCCGTGAGATGGAGCGGCTGACGGTCCAGCAGGCGCGGGCTCGTATTCGCTCTGGCATACGGGACTACCTGGCCGAGGAGAATGCGGGCGAGATGCTGCTCGTGCAGGCGGTGGCCGGGGTTGGCAAAACGACGATAGCCGTCCAAACGTGCGAAGAGATGGTCGAGAAAAGTCGTGCCAGGGTGCTGTACGCGGGCCCTCGGCACGACTTTTTCGTGGACCTGATGGCCATCGCTCGCCATCCCGACTGGTGGTACGAATGGCTTCCGCGTCGGGATGAGACGGATGACCATCCGGCGAACTGCCAGCACTTTGCGGCCATGAACACCTGGCTGGCCAAGGGCTACAGGGCGATGGACTTTTGCCAGCGCGTGTGCGGCTGGGACTATGTGGGGCGGTACTGCGGGTATCACGCCCAGCGCAAGCGGGCGGAACCGATCATCTACGGGATGCACGAGCACGTCGTACTTGGCCATCCGTTCGCGTTCGGCGTGGTGGTGGGCGATGAATCGCCGATCACGAAAGTTTGCCAGGAGTGGAACATCCCGGCCGCCAACGTCATGATCCCGGGGCTCGATCCTGATGATCGATTGACGCACATCCTCCACGAGCTGCACGCTTTGGCCAGTCAGGGGACCACGGTGCGGACGGATGCCTTGATCACGCTGCTGGGCGGGGCCGAGGCGGTGGCGAGCGCGTGCGAGGAGACGGCGATTCCACTGGATCCTCAGTTCGTGATCCCGGACATCCATGTTGCGGCGGACGTGGAGCGGGTGCCCTACCTGCATCTATTTCCGCTGGTGACTTTGCTCAAGCGAGCGGCTGGCGTGCTCGTGCGCGGTGGCCAGCCGGCGGACAGGTTGCGGCTGGTGGGGGGTTCGCTACAGATGCTGCTCCGGCGGCGGTTGAACGAGCGCCTGCCAACGCGGATGGTGTGGCTGGATGCCACGGCGAACGCGCGACTATACAGCGCGGCGTTCCAGCGAAAGGTGCGCGTGCTGGACGCGCAAGTGCGGCTGCGCGGACAGGTGATCCAGGTATACGATCGGGCCAATGGGAAAGCCTCGTTGCTCGAAAAGGACGGCACACAGACGCACCAGGTAGGGCAGGCGGGCGTCCTGATAGGCGAGATCGTGAAACGGCAGGGCTATACCAGGCCGGCGGTGATTACGTTCCTCGGCTGTCAGGACGCGATGGGAATCGAGGAGGTAGGGCACTTTTACGCGGCGCGCGGCACGAACCAGTACGAGGGGTGCGACGCGCTGTTCGTGGTGGGGACGCCAATGCCGCCACCTGGCAAATTGTTGGACCAAGCGCGGATGGTGTTCTGGGAGCGGGACTTGGAGTTTGTTGCGCCATGGATCACGCAACTCAAGCAGTACCGGTACGTTGATCCGGACGATGGGCAGGGGCGGGCCTATCCCGTGGCGGGGTACTGGGACGATCCTGACCTGAGCGCGATATTGTGGAGCATGAGAGAGGCGGAGATCATTCAGACGGCACATCGGGTGAGGCCCATCAACGTGGCGTGCGATGTGTGGTTACTGACGAACATCCCGCTGGACGAGTTGCCGCCGGATCAGCTAGTGAGCATGCGCGACTGCATGGGGGCGCCGCTGGGCGTCAACATATTTCTCTGGCAGCGATTC